CATCCCCGCCGTAGGTTCCGCCATTATCTGGGTACCCGCCGCCATCTATTTCTTCGCTACGGGAATGCTGTGGAAAGGCCTGTTCCTGGTGGGCTTCTTCGTGGTGATCATCGGTTTGGTCGACAATATCCTGCGCCCGCTGCTGGTGGGTAAAGACACCAAGATGCCGGATTATCTGATCCTGATTTCAACCCTGGGCGGTATGGAGATTTACGGCATTAATGGTTTCGTCATCGGCCCGCTAATTGCTGCCCTGTTCATCGCCTGCTGGAATATTCTTTCCGGCCGCGACAGTGCAGAAACCACCGATGAGATTGATGAAGATTTTATCGAGGAAGGCAAGAATCACCCTGATGCCACCAAGGTGGATTGAATAAAAATCCCCTGTTAAGTGAGGATTTAAACTTGCAGTAAAAAATGGGAGCCCGATGGCTCCCATTTTCATTCAAACGCCAAACACCATTACATGTGTTTAACGATAGCGTCGACAAACTCTGAATATTTCAGCAGTTTAGCGCCTTCCATCAGGCGTTCGGAGTCATAGGTCACGGTCACTTAGCCGTGTTGTGTATGCTGGTGATAGTAGCTCGCGCTTCATCGACCATGACTGGTGTGCCCCTTGCCCAGCGAACCATAGCTGGGCCCTGCCCGAGTTATTGATACGATCAAGTACACCCATCAGCTGCTCACTGTTCTGCCGTGGCTGATATTCATCAAATAGGCCAAGCTGGGCCACACCCTGGCTGAAAAAGTCCTGCAACATCACCCCACCTTTCTGATACCGATGACCGGATTGCCAAATCGCGTCAAGACAGCGCATCGCGGCGGCAATAATGTCTCGGGTATCCTGTGTCGGCGTGCTCAGTTTTATACTGGCCGTGTTGCCGTAGTATTCCTCATTGATAGAGAACAGACTGGTTTTAAGCCAGGCACTAACATGCCGGCAAAACTGACGTTCTTCTCGTAATTTCTCCGCTGCACGTGTCGCATACATGCAGATTGCCTGATGCATCTGGTCATATTCAGTGATGCGATCTCCAAAGCTGCGGCTGCAAATGATCTGCTGCTTCGTCGGCGCGAATTCTTCAAGCTCTATGCAAGGCTGACCGCGTAGCTCCCGCACAGTCCGCTCTATCACAACGCTAAAGTGTTTGCGGATCATCGTAGTGCTGGCATCTGCCAATTGCAGCGCGGTTTCGATACCCATCATGTTGAGTTTTTTCGATAATCCAGGAGCCGGGGATCGACACCTGGGAAGCGCCGTTGCAGGGTTAAAGGTATGCCATCCAAAATACCGGCAATTTCTCCGGCTACCCGAGAAAGAGCAAACGTGCAAAATGCCGTCTCAACAACCAACCCTTTCCCTTTCTGATTTTTCAATTCCTGTGCTTCAGCCTGAGCTTCAGTCAATCGAACCCTGGCGATTTGCAGACGCTGTTCAACAGCAACCTCGCTATCTTCGTCAGGTTGTTGTTTTCGTACCTGATGAGCCAGACGATTTTCCAGTACAGAACGGACATCGTAGAACACTTCTCGGCCACGTTTCTCTGTAGGGGTAACCCCCAATTTATCAAATGCCTGAACGGATATTCCCAAGGAGGTGGCCATGTCTTTTTTATTGAGTAAAACAGCCATGCCCCTTGCCTCATTTTTCGTGACAACTAAACAACAACCAACCTCTGGAAATGCTCATAAATAGCGACTTTTCGCGCGTCTCCCGCCCCTCGGTGTTTTTACTCTAGGAAGGACCCGCTAAAAAGAACCATTTACATTAATGGCGCGGTACATTGAAACGTAGAATTATCCTAATAATTAGTTGTTATAAGTAAAAGACCACCTCCTAAGGAGGTGGTGATTGACAGACAATAAAAAACCGCCCTGAGGCGGTTCGTGAGTAATTCAAAGTTATTACTTCAGTGCTGGCTTACGGGAGCTAGCTTTTGAATATCATCGGCACTATAGATAGCGATTACCTGATCCCCATCACCAAGCAAATGCACCGATTGCCCGACCGTTTTTACTTCTGCGACAGATCCGATGCGCTGTTCTTCTTCTTCTGAGAAGAGCTGAACTACATATGTTGTAGATGTCATTTTAATTTCCATGTAAATCACCAGAGGAGCTTATATATTCACTGAATCAGTACACAGTAGTCAATAGAATCGTACATCTCCATATCTTTTTATTGAACTTCGCCAAGTACTTAATGTATCTATCTGTCCAGAGCAGATTGATAAAGCTTTCTTCAGTTCTAGTGCATAGCTGCCAGCATTACCCCATGTATCACCTTGCAGCTCTGGTTGCTCACATCGCGTGAATATGGACTCAGGGGGTAGCAGAGCTATTGGCTCCGGTGGCTGTGATATCCTTTCCGCGCAGGAGCTCAATAACAGCATCAGGCATCCGCTCAGCAGCGCACTTGTCGTTTTTGATCGCTTCACGGTATTTCCTCTGATATATATCGCTCTACTGTCGCAACTGCTGTTCCTGCCGCTGCTGAGCTGCCATCAATGCGCGGTTCTGTGCATCCTGAAATTTCAGAGTGAGAATCAACCCAGCCTGATGCGCCAACGTCTTTTGCTGCTCGGCAGACTGCTGCTGTGCCAATGCCAACCGGTGAGACAACAGCGAGCTATAGCTACTCAGGCAGATTAGAGCCACTAGCAGGAGCAGCACACCGCTGCCTGCTAACTTGTTAAACCAGCCACTCATGACAGAAACATCTCGCGTTCAGCCGCGTGCCGCTTAACCAAGCCATTCATCTTCACGCCGCCAGCATTAACCCAGCGACCAAATTGATCAGCCGCGCCTTGTTTATCGCCAGCGTTCAGTTTTTGCAGTAGCGTCGAAGTGCTCAACGAACGTAACCCGAGGTTATAAACAAAGCTCACCAATGCATCAAACTGGCTCTGAGTGATTTTCACCTTCACGAGATGATTAACGCCCTGCTCATATTGAACAACGCCGCATTTCAACAGCCGATCTGCAGTTACCTGGTCAATCACCATGCCCGGCCCGACCTTCTTTCCATCAACTGGCTGTGTCCAGCCATAACCGATAGTCCAGACACCAACGGAGTCCTGGTAAGCTTTCAACTCCAGACCTTCGAAGTGCTTAATCGGCTCAATGCCTGTTTTACTTATCTGCATCACTAACTCCCTTCCTGTTCAAGCCGCTGATCCGCTGCAATATCGATATCGCTGCTTCACGGATAACCCTGGCACCGATAACCCCCAGTACCGAGAACACAAACAGTTCGATTTTCATCGTCTCGGTTTTGGATAGCACGTCCCCCATGCCCGGTAGCATCTCAATGGACCGAACTAATAACGGGGATAGGACTGGGACCGTAGTTACTGCAATCAAACCGGTGAGTAATGCATCCACCAAGGCTGTGCGGATCTTACCGCCGTAGAAAAGAACGCGACCAAATGCCAAGGCTGATGTAATCACCATGCCGTTTATCCAGTTGGCATTGTTCGAATAGATGTTTGCCAACCAACTCAGGAAGGCATTGTCATTGTGGGGCATTCTCATACCTCCCCCTTCGGGGGTTCTGTCCTAGTAACGGGTGATAGAAATGAGTCGAGTTTCCCGCCATAGGCACTTAAGAGACAGAATCTGTTTGCAGTGTGGTTAACTGCTTTGTTTAGGATGTGAAAACGACAAAACCCCGCAAATGCGAGGTTTTTTATTGAATAAGCAGCTTAACTGCGTAACCACTTTTATCACGTTACAACACATTTTGCGTACGCGTTAGTGAATTAAAAATAAAACTTATGTATTCTCACTATCACACAGCAAAAAATCAAAAAAAGGTCAAAAGATGTCTATATCTGCTTTTTCTTTCGAAGGATTGATGATTGAACGCGTCATAGCTCACAAAATCCTTCCAAAGACTGCCGACAAACAAATCACCCCTGCTAAACTTAGCAAGAAAATAATTAGCTTTAAGGGGGATGCATTAGATGCTCTGCAACAGCGAATCACAGAAGCATTAGCCAATAAATCACATGGAATAGAGATGTCTATCAGAGATAGCGATGATGGTAGTTTTTTCACCCTCGCCTCCTCTATTTTGCTTTGCGATGATAATAAATTCATTGAAGTCACACAGAAATTAGCTGACAAACTTACTGTTAGCCAATTTAGTTCGAATGCACCCGGTGGATTGTTAGCAGTAATTAGCGGAAGAGTTAGTGTTGATGCCTTACCGTTTATTGCCGTAATAAAGGCAGAGACACAAAATGGTTTTAGAACGAATGAAAGTGATGAACAAATCATGATGGAGTATATAGCCGAACTATTGCTAACTCCTTCACAAAAATTCTACAAGATAGGATTCCTTGTGCAAACAGACTCGAGCAATACATCTCCATTAGTTGAAAATCACAAGGCATTTTTATTTGATCATTTAATGTCATCAACTGAAAGCAGTAAAGCTGCAGGGTATTTTTACTCAACATTTCTTGGCATGTCAATTGAGAAATCTTCAAAGAAATTAACTCAAGACTTTTTTGAGTACACTAAAAAATTCATAAACACAGCACCCTTGGATGAGAGTGAAAAGCTTGAATTACACGAATCATTACGAAGTGAATTACGTTCTAACAAAAGTATAATAAGTGCTAATGATTTCTCTAATGATCATATACCAATTGAATTAAGAACAGCATATGTAGATTTCATGAAATTAAGTAAATTCCCGCAGCATTCGGTGTCTAAAGATAATGAATATATCAAAACAAAATTAAAACGAAGGAGCAAACTAGTTTTTAGCAGCGATGTGTGGATCTCTGTACCACCAGACAAATTAAAAGACCTTGTTCAGTTTGAAGATTCAGATGATAATGAGTATTCAACTTTGAAAATCAAAGGTCGTTTAAAGAGTCAGGAATGATGGAACAACATGAATTTGAAGACTATTTAAAACAAAACCAGGCAGCTCTTGCTGCCTGGGGGAAACATGTATGTGACAAAGTAAATGATTTTTTATCACAGGAACTTGGCCATGAAGAAGCTATCATGTTTGTCAAGATAACTCCAAAACCACGATTAAAAAGTGTAGCTTCCGCCCTAGGGAAAATAAGCAGGAAAGGCTATAAAGATCCAGTTAATGAAATGACAGATCTCGTTGGCGTGAGGTTTGTCGTATTGTTATCGGAAAATATAAAATTGGTAAGCAAAATAATAGAGTCCTGCTCCGAGTGGGTAGCCGAGATGTCAAAGGATTATCAATTAGAGATTGATAACAATCCAAAACTATTTGATTACCAGTCTAAACATTACGAAATAAGACCTATAGGCAATATTATTATCGATGACATTGACATTAGTAAAGACATATGCTGTGAGTTGCAAATTAGAACACTTCTTCAACATGCCTATGCTGAACTGGTCCATGACAGTGTGTATAAACCTGTAGGAGATGTACCAAAAAGCGCAGAGCGTCAAATAGCTAGAAGCATGGCGCTAATGGAAACCACAGACGAATTATTCTGTAGCACTATGGAACTGCTTAACAATACAAATAAAAAAAGAAATGAATTTTTAGAATCCTTAATCTCAATATTTAATGAAAAAATTGGAAGCCATCATTACAATTTAGACTTAAAGATAAATTATGCTATCCTTGATGAATTCAGAGGGTTATTTGACGAAAACACACCACGTGAAATATCAAAATATATAGATGAAAAAAAATATGTGCCACTTAAAATAAAAAGCAGGGCAAAAGAAAGAATTATTTTCGCTCAGCCATCTATATTGTTTGTATACTGGCTAACAATTGAAATAGATCTCGACACACTAAAAAAACGCTGGCCATTACCTGGCTGTATTAATGATCTAAATATAATATTGAGTGATACTGGAAATAGCACCACTCATTAGCATATTAATTAATCATTCGCAATTTAGTTTAATATCTAAAATTGCCAAACACCCATCGATAATCCCTTCAGCTGTCTGCATTTTTTTTCGTATAGTTCCATCTGAACACTTTCTATTCCTTGCTATTTTTCGAAGCGAAAAACCATATATATGGTGACTGACGATTATTTCAAATTCATCTGGCTTGTGCTTTTTAAGACGACTCATACACCCGTCAATTACAAGCCCATCATCATCACAACAAGCTAAGGCACCATTATTAGAATCAAACATCATTCCCTTGAATCCCGCAGCGATGGATGAGTAATTCAAGTTTTTTGTATCCCTCGCCCAGTTACCCCAGCGTTCTAATATCACATACACATTTCTCATTATCATCCCTCCAAGTGTATAGCCCGCACGCCATACACCAATTACTCCACAGATAACCAACGCTAAAAAATTTTAGAAATCATATAAAACATCTCATTCAAAAATTAATATTTTTACTTCCCTCACTCCATTCATTTCGAGATATCCATTTATTAGACAACTCCTTTATCATCATCACATTACCAATGAGTTTATCACCGAATGCCGAGTCTTCATAATAGCTCAAGTGTTTTTCATTCAACACTAACGTAAATGGTAGGTTGTTGAATAACTTGTACTTTTCAGCAAGAGGTTTAAATCTTCTCACCCCGTAATAAGATAGGCAATTATAGAAAAGAATAATCAATTCATAGTCAGAAAGTTGAGCTCGTAAAATCCTTGCGTAAGTATATTTCACATCATCCGGGATGCTTTTTTCTTTATCTATGAATTTATATATATTGAATAGAAATCTAAAATAGTGTCCCAAATCAGATCTGTAATCACTCCAGAATACTTCAAATGAAAAACCCACCACAGCTCTTTCATCGTGATAACATAGATTCTCCTTGCACTTTAATGAGTAGTGCGCAATGAAATCGCAATAAGCATCATTTGCATAGTTATCTTCTATATTATATTTTACCTCCTCATATTTTTCCTTGAGTGAATTGTAAAATAATTGAAACGTATCCCTACCTGTAGATATGGGGTTCTTGCTTTCTGATTTTCTTAAGTCCAAATCTTTAATTATCTCATTATGTATTGTAAGCATTCTGAAAAAAACATCTTCAAATTGTTGAAGTGCTAACGATTTCTTTTGGATTTCCGCATCATTTTGTGTCTCTTTAAGTGAAGTGTATTGTAAATAAAGAGTAATCAATATCCCACCAAACCCCAACGCAGAAAAAATGGAAGTAAACATCCCCCAAGAGTCGCCAAACGTCCCCATTTCAGTGAAGTCCTTTCCACTGACTTTGCTGATATTTAAGTTGAAAAATTTAATATAAACAACCACCGCCACAACAATCATTATAAAAACAAAAAATATATAAGCCAGTTGAAAATTTCTCTTCACTTCAAGTTCCTTATATAACAATGGTAAATTATAAGATGTAAAATAACAAAAAAAACAAAAATTTGATATGGAATAGATTATTTTATTGTTCCAATGGATAAAGAGTAATCGATGAATTTAAACCACAGTTCGATCTGAGTACTATGCTCTTCTTCCCAACGTGACAGGTCACGATGCAATTCATCGTGATGTTTTCGGCAAAGCGGGATAGTGAAAAAATCGTGTGCCTTGGTACCCATGCCACCCTGGCCATGACCGATAATATGATGAGGGTCATCCGATGGATTGCCACAGCATACACATGGTTGTGACTTCACCCACCGAGTAAATTTTTCACTCGTCCATCGTTCACGTTTAGGGATCTTAAATAATGCTTTTGGAGGCTCCGGATCTATTACTAGTACCTTTGCCGCCTTCTTGGCTATCTCCGCTATCTGTTGGGTAGGTGACAAGTTGGGGGTAATGTCGGCTTCTCTTCGGTGCCCGGTTGGGATGGTTCGAGGCTTAATGCGTAACGAGGCGGCGACATCATCCGGTATCAAATCAATGACCTCATTCGCCCAGGCCCACCAGCACAGCTCCGGCAACGTCAGTTGATGGCTATCTTCAAACATGAAGTGACTGCGGGCTCGGTACACAATGAAATCCGCTATGTTCTGATCTGCAGTGGCCGAAAGCTCCGGCATCGTCTTATCACGGTACAAATGCGAATGGTGCCAGCACAGACGAATAGCACCAGCGCCATAGCGCATCGTCTCCATATTCTTGTCGTGATATCCATCTGCACATTCGCGCTGACAATCAGAACGGCGATCCAACCAACTCTCCAGGCTGTTGATGCCACCAGTGGCGGCAAGAACACGCTCATGCTGAAAGAACGGACGGAATCATGGATCGACAGCTATCTGCTGCTCAGTGGCTGGCAGTGCGCCTGATGGCAGTTCCCGAAACTCGACCGGTACAGTTGATATCAGCACCCGGTCACCGAACATCGGCAGTAGGTCAGCACCTGGCTTTAAGATGACCTGCCCAAGCTCACGTACGATGATCGGCTTCAATAATCCCCTCATGCCCTGGCCTTAGCCGTCATCATCAGCTTGATAAGTTCAGATGCCCGGGAATCGTAAAAATGAGGCTGAGTTTCGCGTGGGTTGCCTGGATTGGTGATGTTTTTTACCGTAAACAAGGCCCTTTGTGGTCACGGCCCAGAACTTCTTAACGCCTCCCTTAGCAACTCTCGATGTACTTCGGCGTGATCGGTGCTCAACAATGCCAATTTCTTCCAGCTGGCGATAAGCTTCTTGGGGACTGACAGGGATTGAGTGTTCCTTAAGAATGGCACTGAGTGACATTGTAGGCCGGCTTGAGCCGTCTACCGAATCAGATGAAGCGTCAATGGCATAGGTTGGCATCAGGTTAGGAATGCCGGCAAAGTCCTGCAGCTTCTGATAGGCGCCCAGTTTTGACGAATTTGAAAGGTTCAGCATTCGAGATGCTGACTGGCTCTTCTGCAGGGATGGAAAGTGGCGGCCAGTTAGACCCGGCTCATTCCCGTTGGCTAATGGGTTTACCGCAAGAGTGGGACGACTGCGCGCCTACGGCAATGCTATCAATGCGGAAGCTGCACAAACCTTCATAAATGCATATATGGATATCATCAATGGCGAAGACTAATGCAGAGCGTAAAGCAGCCCAACGCAAGCGCCAGCGACTGGCTGGTATTGTCCCTGTCGAAATAAAGCTAGATCAACAAGAGGCTGAGATGTTACGAGAGAATTGTGCAGCTCGCAGGCCACAACGCGAACCATACGACCTGGATGAATACATCACCATGCTGATCAGGAAGGATAACGCCGAGTTAAAAAAGCAGTTGGAAGCACGAGATAAACGGTGCTGCGGTAAGTGCAAAGATAAACTACCAGGCGACCCAACTGGTTGTTATTTCCTTGGTGATTCTGAGTGCTGGCAAACCTACGGGTGGCATGAAACCAAATTAACAGTGTGTGACATGTCACGGTTGAATTAATGCCCGTATGCGGCGGGTGATGTGTGGAGGTACTTGATGCTACAGATATTGACGCTTGAAGAATGGGCTGCGGAACGATATCGCAGCAAACCGCCCTCTCTAAATACCTTGCGGCGTTGCGCTAAAGAGGGCCACTTCGCCCCGCCTGCGCGTAAGGAAGGCAAGTTATGGCGTGTGCGAGAAGATGCTGAGCTAGTTGGCCCACTCACTACTCCGGTCATTAAGCACAATGACAATCCGAAGCTCCAAAGGATATTGAACGATGGCAGCCAGACCGCGTAAGAACCATGTTGATATTCCTAACCTGTATCCCCTATTTAGCCGTAAGGCCAATAAAGTGTACTGGCGGTATCGGCATCCAGTTACAGGTAAGTACCATGCTCTTGGTCACAATGAGCAGGAAGCTCGTGAGATTGCGATCGAAGCCAATAGCCGACTGGCGGAGCAACGTAGCCGGCAGATCCTGGCACTTAGCGATCGAGTGGCACAAATTAAGGGTAAATATATAACTGTCAGTACCTGGCTCGACCGGTATTGGAAAATACAGGAAGAACGACTGAGCACCGGTGATATCAAGCCCAACACGTTTAAACAAAAACGTAAGCCTGTAAACCTTCTACGTCAAAAATTTGCAATGAAATCCTTGCCCGAGGTTGATGCCAGAGATATCGCTTCGTTGTTGGATGAGTACACCGACGCAGGACAGCCACGTATGGGCCAGGTTGTTCGCTCAGTGCTGATCGATATATTCAAAGAGGCTCAGCATGTTGGTGAAGTTCCTCCGGGCTACAATCCCACGCTCGCAACAAAGCAACCGCGCAGGAAGATTACCAGGCAGCGCTTGAATCTAGAGGAATGGCAGAAGATTTTCGACATTGCTGATAAACAGCATCGATATATGGGCAACGCGATGCTATTAGCCGTCGTTACAGGACAGCGCTTAGGTGACATTTCAGCAATGAAATTCAGCGATATCTGGGATGACCACTTACATGTTTTGCAAGAGAAAACGGGTGCAAAGTTGGCATTACCTCTTTCTCTTCGATGTGATGCTTTGAACAAAAGTTTACGTGAGGTTATCTCGCGCTGCCGAGATTATGCTGTTAGTCAGTATCTTGTACATTACTTCCGTTCGACATCAATGGCTCAACGTGGTGAAAAAGTGCCAGGAAATACACTGACAATCAACTTTAGCAACGCCAGAAATAAAACTGATATTGATTGGAGGGATGGAACACCAGCAACGTTTCATGAACAACGTTCACTCGCAGAAAGGCTGTACAAGTCCCAAGGAGTAAACACGCAGATACTTCTGGGGCACAAAACGCAGTCTCAGACTGACCGTTATCACGATGACAGAGGGAAGGTGTGGATAAAAGTGAGTTGCTAGCCTGATGAAATACTCTCAATTATTTATTTGCATTAGTTATTTTAGGTTTTATTTGATTTAGAATATTTAATAGTCTAGGTTCAATAAAATCTGACCGCCAGCTTAGTGCCAGAAACGGACATGTTTGAAAACATGCGACCTGGAAAAGCATTTTAATAATATCTTGGAGAGAAACAGTGAGGTCTAATTTAATTATGGAAATAACTCTCATCCAGAACCATTGTAATATAGACTAAAACTTCACAGAGAGATTTAAAGGTAAGCAAGGTGCGGGTGATTTTACTCACCAATAGCGGGTAATAGTATCCTAACCCTTTGCACCGTATACACAAAACCCAACGCAGAGACAAAAATCTCAAACGTCGGGAGTCACTTATAAATGCATTGTTAAATCGATTTTTTCAGGTCTTCTGTCAACCTATTCAGTTCAAATTCAGCCAGATGCAACATATGGCCCAATGAAATAAGTCGAGCCTCTGGAGTCCCTGGCCCCATAAATGGTGAAGACCCAACTCGTGTTTTTTCGTAAAGTTTATGAGACATATTTCTCCATGCCGAGCTCAGGAGTGAATAGAACTGCACCTCTATTGCTAATCCATCGTTAAAATGAACTAGAACATGATACGCAAAATATCCACTAGCAGGCTTAGCCTCTTGGTCAACATCAACTCTATCTATTGATGAAAAATGTTCTTCAATATCTTCTGCGGGCAAGAAATCTCGCCAAGCACTTAAACGCTCAGTAAACATTCCTGCGTGCTGTAATGTAGGGCAAACTACCGAAGTTCTGATTAAGTCAGTAAGCTCAGATGGTAGCGAATAGATCGAAACATACTCAGATTTACGTTTAGCATTCTTTCTCCAGCACTTTTCTATAATAGAGTCAGTAGATTTAAACAACAAATCATAACCCTCTGCAGAGGATTTTTCCGAGAATGACTTAGTAGGAAGTTGAAACTCACCAACTAATAGCCCTTTAGACTGTATGCGGCATTCAGGTTCAGTTCTTTCCTTAATTTGCATTAAGAGTTGAGCTAAGGTATTTAGTTTTTCATGGCTATTTTCTTTTAAATTTTCTCTTAGCTTTAAAACTTCAGCTTCAAAATCTATTGCTTCTACATTCTCTTTATGCCAGTTAATATAATTACCTTTATCGTATTGGCTAAAAATATCTGACATATTCTATTCCTCATTAAGGTAGTAGCTTTTAGCTACATCTTCGGCTAATCCCTTAACTTCAATACTGCAATAACTCATTAAGAATGCTTTATAAACTCGTATTGCTTTTTCTTTATTCTTACCAAAACCATTACTTATCGTGTAGAACTGAGTAATGCCTGTAACAACCATTATTTCTTGCCCGAGCCAACGCCCACCACAATTATGCTCAAAGCTAAGTTGTTTGAAAGTCAACTCTTTTGAGAGATCACTAGGATTAATATCAGGGAATTTATTCATAATCTCTCGCCACATACCACGAGCAACGCTGTAATGAGTGACGATCTGTTCATCACCTGACATCAATTTCGCTATCGTATTGTGCATAAATACCTCTCTATAAATTTAACAACTATTAGACTGACTGTTCCTATCCACGTAATGTAGACATGTCCACTCACCTTAATATGTCACAGATATTATATATGTTAGTGGTGACAATATCTAACCCTGCGGAAATACCCCAACTAAATAGACCATTCTCTCTAGCGAAAGCTTCCATTTAGAGAAAAATCCCCGCCTTTGCAGTCATGATGCCTCTTCGTGACCAAAGTGAGTGCTAATCAATTGAGTACCATTCAACCACTAATTCCTTAGTTATTGAGTAAGTGTAGCGGTAATGTGATATAACACGTCCTGAATGTGAAGTTGGATAAAGTTATACAAATATTCTAAAGCCGGAGATGAATTCGTAAATGGTCATACCAGCAAACAACATGCCACAGATGAAAACAAGCCAGAAGGCACACTTTCCCAAGAACTGTACACCGGGTGGGGTTCCCCATGGTTTTGAGAATATCGTTGTTAGTCCCCAGATAAATATGGCTATATAACAACAAAATAGTGCAAGTCCTATCAAAGATAATATTGTCACTCCTACCAGGTTACCCACATCCAGTTTTTCGATCCTAGCTGAAAGGGTTAACATGCTACCTGTGATAGTCACTAAAGACACTCCCGCAATACTTATGATGTCAGCAATAACTGCAAGTTTCTCTTTGGCATTCCCGCTCATTAAAGATTCAAATATTGTTTTCATTGTCTACATAAACCTAAATCCAAGTAAGGCAAGAATTCTACTTCTGACACCTCACTAATCATAATCATCCAGATATCATAATGATATGAATCATAATGTTTATCCCATGCCATATATAGTCACTTTGTGAGCAAAGTGTCTACTATTGGGTAAAACTGCCGGTCCAACTCGACTTGCTTGTTCAGCTTCTTGCTTTGCTTAAAGCAAGCAAGTAATTTGCGAACGGGACGAACCAATTCCTATGGTTCGGACTGAACTCACTCTTTAGATTGATACACTCAAAAATGCCAAAATGGCCGAGTTTTGATAACTTACTTTGATAATGTTTTGATAACCGTTCCAAATTGAATAATAAAAAACGGGAACCATCAGGTTCCCGTTATCATTTAACGCTTAAACACCATTACATGTGTTTAACGATAGCGTCGCCAAACTCTGAACATTTCAGCAGCTTAGCGCCTTCCATCAGGCGTTCGAAGTCATAGGTCACGGTCTTGGCAGCGATGGCGCCTTCGGTGCCCTTAACAATCAGGTCAGCCGCTTCGAACCAGCCCATGTGACGCAGCAGCACATACCACTGAAATCATAACGCAATGAAAATAATGATGAATAATCGATTTTTTAATTTTATAAATAGGCATTGAACCTACTTCATTACACCTTTAATCACGGTGATTTCAAGTGAGTTTTGCAGAACACATAGCCCGGCAATTAGAGCAATTTGCAATCAAAAAAGTGATGACCGGACACCGTTATTTTTTCTCTCGAACCAAAGCAGCAGCATCCCGCAGTACACCTTTATGGATAGTGTTACCGACCAGCCTGCGTTTCCACTCCATATTATCCGCAATGTTCTGGCGGCTCACCTCCATCCCGTTCGCGATCAGCTCTATAACCGCAGTGCCAATCTCGTTGGCAATGAACACTGAGCGTTCCTCATCGATTTCCATGTCCAGGTCTCCAAAGTTTGATTTTTGAACAGACTATCACACCAGCCAAACGTTGAAACATCCCCCTCCGTCCGTTATGTTACGCTTATGCCAATTGACAAGGAAAAGTGATGGATACGGTTGAAGAGTTAGGCGGGACGTACTTTTACAAGGGTATGCAAAATCTGAGCGCTGGCGAATTGTTCTTTTGGATTTTTTGTGAAGAAACGGCAGAACAACTAGGTATTCAGGATATTGCGGCCGTAGCAGCTATCCATGCGGGGAGGAACATATCGCCAACAAGAGGGAAATTTAAAACAGCTATACCTGATACATCTCTCGCATCTCGACAAGCCCGCAAAGTTTTCGGCAATAAAATGTTTCCCTTCGGGTTGAAAATGCCCTCAGTAATAGGCGGTTATCCTCCATCAACATTAAAAATTCGCATGGTAAGAAAAATGGGGACTTTTGTTGGTCGTGCGATACCCGTCCTTGGATGGGTGATCTTGGCTAAAGATATAACTGAGATTTCATTTAGAGCTACGATTCATTACAACACCATAGCCCGCGGGAGTGACAAGATATGGTAGTCGACATTGAAAAGCGTATTTTAGAGATGGTGGAACCTTATAATGGGCGATCGTGGCTTACTTTAAAAAAACCAATGCTGACCGGCGATAGTTCGCTAAACTACACAATGAAAATTGACGAACAGGAAGCTATGGATTTGCTGGATGAGATTTTCACGGAATTCCATCTTGAACATGATACATTGGACTTTAGCACCTATTTCCCTAACGATAAATCGCCACCAAAACCTCTTACCATAAATATGCTCATTGAATCAGCCAAGGCTGGACGGTGGTTGTATTAGGTCGGCAAATGCCGACCCTTTACTCAATACGCCTTCCATGCAGAAAACACCAACGGACTGCCGAAAGCATAGCGTCGGTGCTCTACCGTCGAGTTGTAGGGCATATACACCTGGCGGCAAGCGCCAGCATCAACCCCAGTTCGATACACCTTCAGTGCGCCAGCCACTGCCTCTGGGTAGTTCAGGACCACCGTTGCGTTACTGGTCACGTTCTGGAAGTATTCACCAGGTTCGGTTATAGCGTCTAAATCTGTGCCGGCTGGCAACGTTTTATCCGCAACGGGCACAGCCCCCACATCCTCCGCCGTTAGTGAATCTTTGGTTGCCAACTCCCCCAACCCTAGATTTTTCTGCGATTCGATTTGTGCAGCATCACCTGCGTCGGCGATCTCTGACAGGTTATTTTTTATTGCCAAAAAATCAGACACCACGGGTGCGGCAGTCACCTTCACAACCCGACTGGCACTTTTACCCGAAACATTTCCAGTAACGCTGATCGTCGCCGTTCCCTCTCCGGCAGCTATAAGTTGTCCGTCAGCCGTAACACTCCCCACAGCACTGTCTGTCGAACCATAGCTAACGTTCTCAGTCGCATTTGACGGTGTTTTCGTTACTTTCAGCGCATAAGTGTTACCCGCAATCTGATCAGGAATAGCTGCCAGCGTTATTGACGTTAACAGAATGTCGACCCTGACCGTCACTCGTATACTCAAGCCTGAGCTAACACTGGCTATGATGTCAGTATTCCCCGGCCCTACTGCACGAAACAACCCATTGGTATCTATGGTTCCTGCCGCAGTATTTGTGCTGATCCACGTCACAGGGAAATTAGGTGCAAGATCAGCAGGCAATACCTGTGCGGAAAATTGCTGTGTCGCACCAACACCAATATTCAATGATGACG